TTCAATATTGAAGTACCTAATTTTGGATTTCATTCGATTGAAATTTCATTGGTACAATGGTTCAATGAATCTGGAAAATATTCTCAAATCACTATTCCAGTAATGGAACAGATGATTGAACATTTCTTCACCCATCTAAACGGTAAACATTACGATGATTAAAAAGAAATGGGAGTCGACGAATTAACGTCTTCTCCCATTTTGTTTTTGAGCGTCTTCAGCGGCCTTGGCTTCCTGTTCTTTTACCCTAACGAGTTTGGCATAATAATATGCCCGAACGTTGACTGGCATTGAATATGCGTCCATTGCTGACATTGCGCCTTGTGAATAGTAACCAATGTCAAAGCATTGATCCATTACTATTCTATCATAGTCCGCTGTCAGGCCAAAAAAAGTCTGGTCTGATGGTAATCGAAGTGCGAAAGGGTTCTCCTGTTTCCTCATCAACGATTTCAATTTCCATGTTTGGTCCGGGTTGAAGTTTTGCAACGTAATCGCGGAAGGCTCTTGAATCGCGGGCCAAAAATTCGTTATTTAAAAACAAACGAATGAAGTTTGGATCAGAATTTCCGTTAACAGATAAAATCATTTCTTCCAAACGAATAGTAATTTGCTGATCCTCCTTTCCAAAACTTTTGTACTTCTTCAAACGGTCATCAATTCGTTTTTGGTCGCCAACAGTTAAAAGTTTGAATTCGAGTGTATATTTTCCAATCTTGTTTTCAAACAAATATGTGAAACGGTTTTCTCCTTTGTTGAATTTACTTTCATCAATTTCCTTGTTTGGAATTTCTTCTAAATTGATATCGACCTTTTGTTTCTTTCCAGATGGAGTCGTAACTTCGATGGTGTAAATTTCTCCATAACCATAAATCCGACTTGCTAAAATAAGTGCATCTTTATCACCTACCAAAAGTGAATCATAATTGAATTTAGGCGAAACGATGATTGACTGTAAAAATTTATCAATTACAATTCCTTGTTTGATATAACTTTCAGTAGTTAGGATGTTTTCCTCTTTGGCAGTCATAAACTTCATCTCAACGCTGCCCTTTGACAATAAATTCGTTTCATCATATACCAAACCTTTACTTGGTAATTCAACAACGTTGTTTGGAAATGAACGTTGAAATGATTCAGGTTCCTGATTTGTAATGTCCGTTTTTAACGTAACTTTTCCTTCTTGCATTTTTTCCTTCTTTTTAGGTTTTTAGTTTAATATAAATATCCTTTTCAGGATAATTTTGTTTTAAAGTTAATAATTTGTTAATGAGGTTAAAAGGTTTGGTTTGTATTATCAATGAATATACCTTTGTTGTATTCATTCACTAAACGATTTAAACGATGAAATTCGATGCAAATATCACTAAAAATGCTTTTCGGTATAAAATTCAAAAGGCCGAAGTCATCAAAATTAAAAGCGAATATAGCGGTTTAACTTCATTTTCGGCTGTTTTTACGTTTGTTAATGGATATGTTGCCAGTTTTCCATTAACTGATGCGAGAAAAGAATTCGAATTAATCCCAACAATAGACCTCACACATAATGACCGAATGAAAGCGCAATGTTTGGCGTGTGAACAGGATTTGAAATTGAAACTGTTATTTGAAAATGAGACCGTTTTGTACGGTCGTGTTAAATGCAAATTCCCGTTCTCCGAGCAATATGCGGTTTCTTTATATATTAAAGATGAGTCGAGTCCGACTGGTGTAATTCAAGCCAGTATTTCTTGTTCAGATGCACAAGCCAGAAATTACGGAATATGTAGTTTAAGTCCGACGGAAGATTTGAGAACTGCTCATTAAAATAACTCAACAATTAAAATTCAAAATCATGAAACTTAAAATCAATATCAAACCACAAACAACCGAAAAGCGACATAAACCAGTCCCAAACGATCTGTTTTGGAGTAAACATCTTAGTTTCGGCTCCACTTCCAACGGAGTTAGTTGGGGATATTATGACGCCGAATTCGCCTACGCCTTCGTTTGGCACAAGGTTCGTCCCAAAATGAAAAGTTCCAAAAAAATTAAAAAGGTCTGGAACGATAAGGAAGTGACCACGACCAAAAGAACGTATGAACCTGGAAAATGGATCGTTCAATATTATAAGATTCCACGCGAGGTTCTCAAATTTATGAATCTTGAACTTCAACAAGGGGTTCGGTCGTTCAAACTGGTTCCAAAAAAATAATTGTTGTTTGTGTTTTAATAAAAGGCTTGTACCGTTAACTTGGTATGAGTTTTTTTTATTTAAGTAAACTGGTAACCTTGTTTTTCGTAAAGCGCATAATCATAACTAAATGTTAAACGAGGTTGGACAACTTCTTCTGTTGCGTAATCCATTTCCCCGAAGTTAATCAAATTAGCAAATGCACCAACCAAAGTCCATTTTGCTATTGGGGTATCCATCGGGGACATGATTTGAATTATGACATCGAGTTTATATTTTTCTCCATAAAAATCAGTACCATCATCAACCTTTTGATGTAATGTCGTCATATATTCCCAAAGTTGTTCGTTGGTCATTTTTTCATACGCATACATGACCATTTCAACATCATTCCATTTGGTTTTCCCCTTAATCTTCATTTGAGTGTTTCCGTACTCAATTGTTAATGGGGAATTGTCAATTTGAGGCAATGTTACCGATTTAGCGTAAAACCCAACATCGGGTAAACTACTGAATTGGATTTTAAATCTCCAGCTTGTAATGGGGTTATATTGTTCTGGTGATAAACGAGCCATTTATATTTCCGAAGTTAATAATTTGTTAATGAGGTTAAAAGGTTTGGTAGTTATTTGAAAGGGTTATACTTTTGTATATAATTAAAACGAACATCGATTATGAACAAGACAATGCCTCTGTATGAAAGTCCTGTAAAAGACAGGAACGAAGACAAATACGGAACTATTTCGGAGCCGCAATGCATCTGTTGCATGAAGCCAATTAAAAATATTCAAAACGCCTATACTGTTCATATGAATACGGATTGGTTGGCGGTGCATCCGTCTATTTCAGAAGAAATGTGCGCTGTCGAAACAGATGCAGATTCACAAGGATGCTTTGATATTGGGCCAGAATGCGCAAAGCATATGAAAGGATTTGTAATTAAAAATTAAAAAAACGGTTTATAAACCGCATAATCATAACGTATCGTAGCGTTGACTTCTGCTATGGCATCACTTGAACGATCCATTTGTCCGAAGTCGACGTTTTCATAAAATGCGCCATGCAAAACCCAAGTCCCGACCGGAATTTCTTCCGGGCCAACTACCGAAACTCTTAGATCATGTTTATAGGTTTCTGCGTATAAATCAGTCGCAGTTTCCGTAACTTGATGCTGTTGCATATAAACCCAAAAATCTAAAAAAGTTATCCCTTCAAATTGATAACATTTTATTTGAATTGGATTCCACTTGGTTTTTCCTTTAACAAAGAAACTTGCATTGCCGTGATGTAATTCCAAGGGACTATTATCAAATCCGGGTTGAGTTGATGCGTAGGCATAGAACATTGCACCCTTCAAACGATTGGTGAAAAGGGTGTAACGAAATTGTAATGTTGGCTGAAATAAACCCGGAATTAATAATCTTGGCATACATATAAATATCTTAAACTGGAACTTTTTTAATGAAGTTAATAATTTGTTAATGAGGTTAAAAGGTTTGGTAGTTATTTGAAAGGGTTATACTTTTGTTGTATTAATTCACCAAACAATTAAAACATGAAATACATAGTCGTATCTGTCGATAAAAACCAAGATTCTTGGACGGTCATTGAAGGAATTTTCGACACCTATATTGCGGCGCGGCGGTCGATTCAAGGTCGACGAGTTAAAGGAAAATTATTGGATTGGCCGATGTTATTGCGTAAATGGCCAAATATGCAACGCTCTGCGTTTATGGGTCAATATGTAAACGGAAAAATGAAATCTAACGCAATTAATCCGCCCATCACAATCTTTCAAAAATATAACGGTCGTTATGTGATAACTATATGCGCCGCAAATAATCTTTAAAAGTCATTTACTGAATAGAAAACTAAAATAAAAATATGAAACTTTACTTGTTTACAATTGATGCAGGCTGGCGCGGTGGCGGCGTTTTCATTGCTCCAAATGTCACCGAGGCGTATTCAATTTATAAATCGAATTGTGATCGATTTTATTTTGATATAATGACCGATGAACAGTTTCGAGAACAAGTCACTTGTACCGAAATCGTTTCCGGCATTTGGTTAAACTTTGTGGGAGATTATTAAACGAAAAGATATGAAAGAAAACATGATTTTAACTACCGGAGGAAATTTGCTCCGTTATTGTGAATTGGGTTGGTATTTCACCAACCCTTCCGGAGAATTTCTCCGCGAATGTTCAAAACATGAAGCAGACTACATCTCCAAAAACGGACATGAAATCGATTTTCATTTTCCAGAACCGCACCCACAATTTTTTCCAAAATGGGAATTTATTGCATCGGTACGGGTAACTGACGATTGTTCAAACTACCGACCAGAAACCAGTAACAACGGCGGCAACTATTCATTTGCTACTTTTGAAGATTGGTTTGTAGCCAAGTTTCCAAACGGCGAATGGGAGTTTATGTCCGTAAATCGACATTCAACCAGTGCTGAATTTAGTTATGATGAACTCGACGGGAGATTCCAAAATGACCTTGGAACTGTAAACATTTCTAATTCATCCGAATTGGTTTCGTATCTTTCTCAATCAGGAAAAAGTTGGAACGAAGAAACTAAAAGTTATGATTATCAGATTGAGGTAGTTTTGGAAAAATTTGGCGAATATCGTGAATTTCCAGAATTGTGGACTTCACAATATAATTACATTCCAAGTAAATGGGATGAAGATGATCAGAAATTTGACCATCCTGCATTGAAATTTTCAGATAAAAAACAAATCATAACCAAACTAAAAGAACTTGGTTGCGATCTGCGGCAAGGTTATTATCGTTCTCGAAATAGACGTAAAGGTTTTGTCAAATCAGGAAGACGATAAAAAAATAGGGCAAAGGTTTTTTACGCCATTGCCCTATTATTATAATTTTATTTAAAAGATTAACCTTGATGTTGTTTGGCCAAATCAGCACTGGTGCGAGAACCTTGAAGTGCCAATAACAAAGTACCAATCCACTGAATAGCAGTAGCAGCCCAATCGGGCAATGTAATCAAACCAGCCAATGTGCCTTGGTCGGCAAAATAAACCAAAGTACCCAAAACTACCACAATCAATGTGGCTACTTTCGCGTTTTTGGCTTTAAATTTGTCCCAAAGGTTAACCAAAAGATTTACTAAAAAATCTGGCATAACATTTTCCTTTATTTTATTTTAGTTTAAAAAGTAGTTACGAATAAGTTGCGTAATCGTAACAGATAGTCAATTCTGCAACTGAAACGTCGTCCGTTCCGCGATCATGAGTACCGTAAGCAACAGTTTCATAAAATGCGCCAACGAGTTTCCAAGTACCAACAGGCGCTTCGTCCGGGCCTAACAACATTAATTGAAGGTCATGTTTGTATGATGGAGCGCGTGTATCAGTCGCACTATCAACTGCTTGGTGTTCCTGTAAATACGTCCACAATTCCGAAGCAGTAATTCCTTCAAAGTTATAACAAGAAACCGTTATGGAATCCCATCTTAATTTACCTTTAACCTTGAAATACGAATTGATATATTCGACAGTCACGGGCGCTGATTGGTGGGTAGGCTGAGTTGCAGCCTTTCCATACAATTGAACGTTTGGTAACTTTGAAGTTGTAATCATATACCGAAATTGCAAAATAGGATTGTGCGCTTCCGGAGTTAATAATCTTGGCATTTCTATTTTTCCTCTATTTTAATATAAATATCCTAACCTTGAACTTTTTTTATAATCCAAGGTTAGGTAATTTTATATTTATTCGTTTGTATCCGTTGGAAACAATGCTCCGGTCGGAAGTACAACAAAGTCAACGATAATGAATTCGGCTGTTTTTGCAGGTTTCAAATAAATCTGCGCTCTCATTTCATTTCTATCAACTACGTCTGGAGTATTGTTACTTTCATCAATAATGATACGGTAATCGTAAAGACCTTGCTGGTTCTTAACTCTACGGAAATACGGATCGGTCAATTCAATGAATCTTGCACGAGTTTCTACGGTATTATTTTCAAACACCAAATACTTAACCGTGTAAGCAACAAACCGTTTAGCATCAATTAACAATCTACGAACGTTGATCCGGTCGAGAGCAGATTGTTTTTTCTGCAATGTTTTTTGACCCCAAACCGTAATACCTTGACGCGGGAATGTCGCAATCGGGTTAACTGATTTAATGTAAAGATTATCTCTATCGCCTTGGGTCATCAAACGTTCGGTTTGAACTACGGTATCAAGAGTACCGCGATTTAAACCAGCAGGAGCGTACCAAGGATGCGCAACCAAGTCGTTAAATGAATAAACGCCTGAAATAATAGCACTTGGCGGAACCCAAACATTTCTACCCAAATCAGGGTCGTTGATTTGACACCAAGGATAGTACATTGCAGCGTAGTTGGTATTTCTACCTTCGGCTGCTAATTGCGCTTGTCCTACTGTTGAACCTTTGTAAGTTGGATCAATAACGTAGAAAACATCGCCTCTATCTTCGCACATATTAATTGCGCGGGTAATAATTGAACCGTGTCCAGTTGCATTATCCAACAATCCCGGAGTAAATAACAAATTAATGTCGTATTGGTCTTTGTTTGAAAGAATATCAATTGCGTCTTGATACGCTGTTTGACCCCATGATGCAGATGCCGGATTAAAGCCTTGCGTATTTGTCGCAAACATCAATTCATTCATTGCACGAGGGTGAATAACATTACCATCGCTACCACCTGCAAAGGTTCCAGATACAGCCGCAGGTAAAGAACCTGACAAACTCGCATCTCTAACAGCGCCGTTTGAATTAATGTAATTTAAGGTATTATTTACACCTTCAATACGAATAAATCTGGAACGATTTGGGAATGAACCAGAACGTTCCAAGTATGGGCTACCATTGGAATCGTATCTCAAAGTATTAACCATATCACCAACTACTCTTGGGAGATAGTTTTGTGTATTTGGGTCCAAACTTACTTGCGAATATTGTTCCAAAATAACTTTTCTATTTGAAATATCATCGCCTCTACGGATGTATAAATCAAATACACCGCGAGATGGATCAACGTTTGCAATTTCCCAACGTGCATTGAACTGCGAACCAGTCAACAATAAATTATTTGTACTTTCTTCTGCTGCTACGCCTGAACCTGAAACGGCGGCGGCCAAACGGCCAGAGTTCATAATTTCACCATCAGAAAGTGAAACTATTTTGAACGCCATGTTATTTGCGCCGAACGTTACTGAGCCAGAACTCAGAGTCGACAATGTAGCATAACTTGAAGAATTAATTACATACGAATACGCTGGTTGATATCCTGCATTTAAAATTTTAACTACGGTGATGACCTGACCATAACGCAAATATTCTTGCACGCAATGGGTAGTTAAATATTTATACATCCGCTCACTTGCACCGGAACCGGAAATAAAAGTGTCTCCAAACCAACGAATATATTCGCTGTACGTTGAAATAGGTGTCGGTACAAACGCTGGACCACGAACGGTTGGTCCAATGACTGCTGCACCAACCGCAGGGATTTCCAGAGGTCTGAATGACAAATCAAATTCGCGTGTGAATACACCCGGGCTGCTAAAAACGTTGCTGTTAGCCAATTATCATATCCTCTTTGTTTATTTTGTGTTTATTATATAAATATATCAGTTTTTTTGCAAACCTATTTTTATTTTGTAACTTCAAAGAATTTATTGAAAGCAGTTATTACCCCAGCCAATCCGCTTTTAATCGGATCGTTTTGTTTAAATTCCGGATTTGCTTGAACTTCTTGGTTCAATTTCATAACTTCTTTTTGAAGTCTACTCATATAATAGGTTATTTTATTTCGTTCCGGACTTTCATTTAGTCTTCCAAACGAACGTTCGTATGTTTCTTTTAATGGATGTTTTTTCATGTTCTTATTTTCCTTTTTAATTCAGTTTGTGGTATGTTTGCAGTATTTTCAATGGTTGGGTTATTTATGTCATTAATATCATCGTACATTATTTTTTCTGAACCTTCTTCCAAAAATCGAACCTTTTTGATTGAAAATGCTTTTTGAACTTTTGATTGCTGATATTCAAATTCATTTCTTAAATAACCGTCAACTTGCAAACTTACCGTTGTTTTAATCAATCTATCTTCTCCCGGAACATTGACGTTTTCAGGAGTCATACTTTGGATTGAGGTTCTGAACTTATAAAAATCACCCCATATATGACCTGACATTGGAATTAGTTGTTGAACTAAAACATTCATTTGTTCCTGCAAATCAGTCCACAAAATCAAATCATAGGTTATACGAACGTAATTGGGAATATCAATTAAATAAAATTCTACACTTTCTTTTGTTAAATATTGACCTGCGGTTTTATCCCAAACCATACCACTATTTCTATATGGGATAACTCTTTGTTTTGGATAAACAACCGAATTTCCTCCCCAAACTTGACCCGGAGGTAATGAAATTCTTTCATCATTTGTAACATCACCTCTACGAATGATTATTAACGGACTTTGAACTTTTTTCATATTATCCCGTAAATAACCATTTGCCCTAATTTGCGCCCATTTTTCACCATTTGAAAACATAACCGGAACGGGAATAGAAACATCATTTTCAATTACACGGGGCTTCCAGTTGTTTTGTAGGTGGAAAAATATGGCGTAGTCTATGTCATACAAGCCAATCTTAGGAACCTTGACTGTGTCATTGTCCCTTCGCATATCAGTAGCACGATTGTTTGAATTTACCGTTCTACCTTCTTGGTATGGATAGATTTGATGTTGAGGCATTTATTTCAAACTACTGATTAATTGTTTTAAATTGGTTATTACTTCGCCAAGCGTCAACTTATTTGATTTGAGTTGTTTAGCCAAATAACTTAAACGATTTGAAACGTTTAATGATGTTGAATCAGATGCTTCACTCAAAACCTTCTTAACGAAATGTTCTGCTATTTGAATTTGTCTTTTAGTTGGTTTTCTCATAAGTTCCTCGGTATATTTAGAGTTTTTGTTATTCCTGACCTAACTGGTACAAGGTTTAATTGTGATATTCTTGTTAAGTGGGTTGAACATTTGACTGTTTGGTTATATCCAAACTGGTAATTACTTCTACCCTCTGTTGTAATTGGTAAAGTATCTGGATTTCTACCAAACCAAAACTGGTTTTGAACTACATTATCAATTTCGTAAAAATTGGCGTTAAATTTGATTATATCACCAACGTCGAGTATTATATCGTAATCTTTGAGATCGTCCCTTAGAAATGAAAATACGACGTTCTGCGCGGCATCTAAACCCGTATCAACATCGTTTAAAGTTGCTTCTTCTTTTGAAACCAAAGTAAACAGCCTGATTGGATTATCGTAGAACTTCTTTGAACTTTCCCCATACATTGAAATTTCAGTATGTTGGAGGTTTAACTTATACAAAGCAATTTCCACTGAAATAATACGATTGATTATTTCCTTTGAAACGTGCTTTAAAAATAAAGCATCTCTTGAAGTTCCGCCAAAGATTGCCAATTAAATCAATCCTCGTTTACCTGAATTTGAAAAACTTCTAACCATTTCTTGAATTTGCATGGCCGAACGATTTAAGAATTTATCAGCCTGTTCAACTTTTTTGTTACCCATCCAAACAAAACCTTCCTTTAATGTTAGGGGGGCATTGGGATATTTGAGTTTAAGTTGATGCGATAGATTAATAAATCTGGTTTTCTGTTCAGAAGTTAATGTTTTATTTGTTTGTTTTGGTTCTTGGTTTATTTTTCCAAAGAACCTTTCATAGTTTTCTTTTAAATTCATAATATTAAAGATTCCTAAGTTTAGATTGGCAGTATTCAATTACGGAAGTTAATAATTGTTTCACATCCTCACGACGTTGTGAATATTCAGTAGCATCCGAAATTGCTTGTAAAATTTTACTATATTCTCGCTGCGATGAAGATTCTTTGAGCATAATTTTCGTAATCATACGTTCTACTTTTGCTTTATTCGTGTTTACATCCTTTTTGTTTTTATGGGTTTTTTTGGAACTTCTCTTTGAATGGATTGAAAATTAAAGATTGAATCCAAATATGGTTCATTTATTGTTGAATCGCAACTTACGCAAACTCGTTTGACTAAGTAAATGACAAAACATTTTTGATAATTACCGTTGTATTGAACTTCAATTTGATCGTCATCAGTCATGAAAACGTGAATGCTTCCAAGCCATTCTTTTTCTTGAACCGGAACCTTTGAAGTTGCGAATAATAAAAATGTTGTCAATAGTAAAGTTTTCATAATAATATTTGGGTTAATATAAATAATGCTGTTTTATCCAGTCCAATCGTTCATAAACTTAATAATTTCCCGGCGCAATACACTTCTAATTATTTTTAAATCAGAACCCGCTGTTCTACCAAAAGATATATCTTCAACTGATAATTTATCGCGAAGTTCGTCCATAATTTTGTCAGCAAATTTATGAACATCCTTGTAAAATTCGGAATGGAATAGTTCAACAGTTCTATCAGTTAAAAATTTATTTCTATCAGAATATTTAAAATGTGCTTTTTTTCGGTAGTTTGGGTCTTCTTCTTTTAATACTTGTTTAACGAAATGTTCTATAATTGCTTGCTGTCTTCTGGTTGGTTTTTTTTTCATACTTATTCCTTTTTATTTTATATAAATCTTCAACGGAACAAACTTCAATTGGTTTTGTAAGTTTTCTGCCACTGCCGTCTTTCTTTCAAGTTGAGCCTGAAATGACATTGAATCCAAAACTTCTTTTAATTCAGTTAAAAGTGCGTCTTGCTTTTCTTTACCTTGTGAAACTAAATCAGCGCCGTTTAAAGTTACTTCACCATCCGGAATTGGAATGGAAGCATATTTATTTCTAATATAACCTAATGTTTCAGTAACCAATGCCAAACAATATCTACGAATCCATTGTTTGCCGATTTCATTTATAAACTTATAGGTTATGGTTTGGTACGGGATATTTGAAATATCGGAAATCTTGCCATTAAAATCACGTTCTGAACCTTCCGTATTAACCGGACTTCCTTCTTTATCTAACGTATATGTGAACCATAATTTTACTGTTTGAGTTGGAATCGGAAATATTCTTAAACGATTGCCAGTTAATTGAAATGAATAGCCACTTTTACGAATCAAGTCGTTAAACTCAACTGCTTGCATCCGTAAAACGTCATGGTAAAGGGGCATCAATAAATAGTTACCCGGAACTGAATAACTACTCCAACCAAATTGTGAAAGCATTTCTTGGGAACCGAAACCTGCACCCAAAGTTGGGTCTAACAAACGAGTTAAGGCAGGAGTATTTTCGTGAAAGATTCTCCGAATTACAAATTGATCGGTTGCAAAACTTCCCGTTTCAATTACAGCATCTCTAACCAAATCATAGACTTGTTTTTGAGTTGTCAATGTTATTGAACCAGTGTAAAAAGTTTGGTTTCCTGCAAATCCTGCTTCTGTTCCGTATGCTTTTGAAAGTTTAAAAATTCCTCTTAAAGTTTGTGGAACGTATTTTTGACTCAAATTAACCGAGCCTGTTGGCTGCCCTTGAAGATTTAATAGTTGATCTCTTGCTCGAAAGTAATTTAATTGTGCGCCGTATTCATTTACTGCTTCTTCAAACGCTGCATAGAAATTGACCTCTTGAAGTTCCACGTCCATAATTGGAAAGCCGAGACGTAGCGCGGCCCATTTTGCAATTGCTTCTGAATCACATTGGAATTCTGAATCATTATCGTAAAATCCAAAAGGGGTAAAGGTTAGTGGAAAAAAACTTCCGCTACCGGCCCAAATTTCTATGTTAGGTGAATATGAAGGCAATTCAAAGGTTCCTTATTTTAAAATATAAATATCCTGTTAAAATACAAAAGTTTGTTCGCTTATAAGTTTCTTCTCAAAAAATACTGTTTGCGCTTCAATTAATATTGGACTACCTAACGATCCGCTCTCAGGTAAAGTTACAATAATGGAAGGTTGTGAATAAGAACCCGTAGTTGCAAACTGAATATCGTCCAAAGCCATAAATTATACTCCCTGCGTTAACAATGCTCTAACAGTTATATTATTAGGCAGTGAAGTTGCAGTATAACGGATATAATTTCCAACCACATCTTGTGCTGCTGACCAAGTATTCCATGTTATTCCATCTGTTGAATATTGCCACGTTCCATAATCTGAATTTGTAATATCGTCATCGTGAATTAATAATCCGGTCGCAATATTAAATAACCTTATGCGAAGATTAGGAATATTTGAACCCCAACTTTGTGCTTGCCTCCATGCAAATATTCTATTTTGAGCCGAAGAGTATGTTAAACTTGGTTCGTAATGATAATCTTGACTTCCGTCCTCATAAACACAACAAACGGAATAAATCTTGGTTGGAACACATAAATCAGATAAAGTTTCAAATTCGATTTTAAATTGAATATGCGTTCCCGGAGTCAGCCCGGTCAAACCAAAATCATCATTTAATAAAATCCAACCCCCAGTATTATCATCTATTCCGCTCGTACGAGCGTATAGCCTAAACCCATCCGTGGCCGAACCTAAATGCTCATTTCCTTCATTTTCCTTATTTGTAACATAGGCACGATAAAGTTTTTGAGCATTCAAAGTAGTTAATTTTGGCGTAATTATATATTGTTGCGCTGTGTCTGCATATGACCAATCTGCCCCAAATCCCGGATAAACATACATGATATTGATACCAGTAGTCACTGATGCAGGTATTGTGAATAAAATTCCATCCTCAGTCCATATATTGTGGGGCAATGCCCTTGCTGAAATTGTATTTGCTACATCTGTTGAAGTGGTGGAAGATTCCAATCTACCTAAATCCGGAATTATATATTTTTCAAATTGCGAACCATCTGTTTTATAATCAGTTATATGCAAACGAAACGGAGCAACACCAGTTGAAATTATTAATCTATCTATTGAACTTGCATAATCAACTTGAGATAAAGTAGCAGTTGCAGGATATGTCGTAGTTGAACCAGCAGGAATCTCAACCATTGCATCTGTCAAATGCGAAGTCCCGCCGTTGGTAATATCAGTTAATGCACATCTATATACACGAGTAGTGGTGCAAAACCAAAACGAACTAATTCCAGATGCTGCACCGTGATTCACTGCAAATACTCGACCGTTGTGAGCAGTTGCAATTGTACCAGTCGTTGTCGCCTGACCAGTTCTATAAACAAACGCGCTCGTGGACGCACCGGATGAAACAGTCAACGCTGCTCTTAGATTAAACCTATATATTCTTGCAGTAGTTGTCGCATCTGCGTTTAAGATGTAACATTCGTGTTCGGTTTTGCTTACTTCATCAGCCATTCCGATACCGTATGCGACAGTATTGTTATTTGTAACAGCATCCTTTAAAAAGTAAATTGCTCGAAGGTTATCAGTTGAAGCTGCTTCCGAAATAGATGTATTTGCGGTAAAAACGCTTGGGTTTAATCCTTTTACTAAAAACAACCCCCCGTTTGCAGCAGTTGCATTAGTACAAATATACGCAATTCTAATTTCCTCAATAACATACGAGGTTCCGGCAGGAATAGTTACAGTTTGATCTATTATTAAACTGGTATCACTTGCAATTGCAGTAATATTATACCAAGTAGTTATTTCAGTGGGATTAGTTGATCCAAACCCAATTCTTGCACCTGCTGCAATTCGTTCAGTCTGAAATTGTGTAGATGTGCCAGTTATAGTAGTCGCATTTGTTGCTTGAACGGTTCCGGTTGTATGTTTATATACCAATCCTCGAATTGACCTCGAGGTCTTGTTTCCTGAAATAACAGAAAAGTTCAATAAAATTGAACCTATCAAACTGGTAGAATCAGTTTGTCGGTCATATTGATACATGACAACTCTACGAGTCGAGGCAGCAGTAGCAAAATCAGCAGTAAAAATCCAAAAATATCTATTAGACCACTGATAAACGTGAGGATACGTAGTCGTAAAGGTTGAAACTTCTGGTAAACTTACTGATAAAGTTGCATTCGGAGCAATATATGATTTACTTCCGGTATATTGTTGAAATAAATTACCAAATGAACATAGACTTGACGTATATGAACTTAAACTTCCAGTTGGACCATTAAAAATATGTTCTACTGCTGCTTTCATTTTTTACCCTTGTAAATCCATAAAAAAATTGAATTGTGTTATGTATAAAGAAGATTGACTGACATAAAATTCAATCAAATCATTTTCTAATAATGAAGTTGTCCAACCTGATAAAGTCATATCAATACTTGAACTTGAATTGGTTAAATTATAATTTCCCAATAAATTTCCATTTTTTCTAACATTCAAATTTATATTTCCATTTACATTTGCAACGCCCCTTGCTTTAACAATTGTAGAATTTGAAGGGATATGCCTAAACCCTTTACTTCCTTCGGTAATATAAGTATCCTCACTTTTTATTGTTACGCCAATTGAATACAATCCAGAACCTTGACCGCCACCGCCGCCATTTTCTGCAAAACTTGACGATACTGCATAACTGGCCGTTCCAATTAACGAACCCGATATAGCACCATTTATTATTTGAGGATTATATATTTTCACAATTGCAAGTTTTTATGTTAGATGAATATGAATAAATTTTATGGTTTTTTTATTTTTATACTTCTGTTTGGCAATGAAAAATAAATCCTTTCTGTTTGCGATAAAAAGAAATCGGTATTAATACCATTAACAGGATAATCAATCAATCTTATAATATTACCATATAATTTCACATTCTTATTAGGCGTTCCATTGACTGAATATTTTAATACATTTGAGGAATTTACTGAAAAATCAAGTGAAACATATCCTGAGCTATTGTCAATTGACCAACCTTTATCTAACAAAATATCTTTGTAACGTTTTTGTATCACATCAAGTGGAGAAATTCCTATCTGATTTTTTATATCATTATCAAAATAATCTATTTCTTTCAATTTTGCATTTATTCTTGAAATTTCTTGTGAAATTTCAACTAAATCGTTTATCTTATTTTCAATCTCATCGGCTTTTTCATAGGCAATTTGGTCAGAAGTGCCATAAGGTTTCTTTGTTATATCAATGCTACCATCGTGATATGTTGAAGTTGTGACTTTGAACTGCGTTTGACCGTCTGTCCCCAACTCATAAGTTATTTCTGTTAATATTGGTTCCATTTCCTTTTACCTTTAAATTAATTAAACAAAGGTTAGGATATAACCCCAACCTTTGTTTAAAATTGATTTTTACAGCGGAACTTCAACCCACTGGAAAGAACCAAAGAATGAAGAAGCTCCTGACGCTGATGACGTATAAAAACATGCAAACGAGCCGGGAGGTAATATTAATGAACCTTCTAAATCAGTAAATCCACTAACACCTGTTGGTGATGTTGTAATTGCGGCAGTTAAACCAGACGCTAATATAGTTTCAAGTACAGGTGTACCGGGAAGCGTTAATGAAGTACTTGCAAGCACTTGTGAAGTTACACCTCCTACAAATCTATTTCTTGGTGTAATTGCTCCGGTAATGGAAGCTCCAACACCTGTCATAATACCAATTGTCATTGCTGCTGCCGGAGCTACTAAGAAAGCATATCCTATTTTAGTTATTACTGCATTTACTGTTGAAGTCGTTGGATTTGCAATACATAATCCTACATAAGTTGTCGTTAAACCTGCCGATGTCGTTACTCCCGATTGATTAGCAATTGTAAACATTTGCCTACGATACGTTGGTTCATAGTATCGTGCATTTAATTGTGTGACTGTCAAACCACCTGTATTGTCTAATCTTAGGTTTGGGTTTGTTCCAACACCTAAAGAGGTTGATGATACGATTGGGCCTACTTGTGCTTGAATTAACATTTAAAATTTCCTTTGTTTTTGTTGTTATAAATATGCAAATTTTTATCTAAAACTTGCCTTTTGTTTATTACCAGTTCTTTCCATGTTCATTTCGATATTCATCCGGGTCGCTCATTTGTGAAAAACTAGACTGTAATAATATCGGAAGTTCTATGAATTGTTGGTTTAATATTTTTAATTCTTCTAATATTTGGTATAGTAGATGATTATTCGTATTGCCCTCAGTTTGCCCAACGTCTGATACTAATAATGCCTGTGAACCTTGAATGGTATTTTGAATGCCGCCTACGCCTCTCATGGTCGAACCATTTCCAAATGAACCAGATGGAATGTCTGTTCCTAATATCGGTCTACCTAATGGGTCTACCAGTAACGTTCGACTTACGCCAGATAAAGAACCTACTGCTGGCAGTTCTCTCCCACCAACAAGTACTGGCCAAGTAACGTTAGTTGATCCGGGCGGTAAGAATCCTCCCACTGGTAAACCACCTGTAAAATTTTGTGTGGAACCAGCTGCGTTCTGGGTGGCTACGATTGTTGAAATCGCACCTATTGTTGCTGACACTGCTTTTGTAAAAATAGGGCCAGCATCTACTGGCTGTGTTCTTAAATACGCTGTTATACTAAACGTTCCGGCGCTAGCAGTTACAGGTCTAATTCTAATAAACCTATGAAAGCAAGATATGTATAATGTATAACTATTTGATGGAGTAGGGGAAAAGTTCGCGTTTTGAATAGCAGTTGCTCCTGTGGTCGTATTTATTGTGTTTATATAAGTTAATTGCGACCACTGCGCAGACGCAAAGTTGGGGGCGTCGTTACAACCTTCTATAATTATTTGAGAGTTGTATCCAACTGAGCTTGCACATTGAACTACTAATGTCGCATAACCAGTTGTATCAACTACAAAAGAGTCCCCTAACACAGCACCTTTCAATATACCGTGAAGAGGCCTTGGAGCGTCTGATATTACATTTGCGCCTTGCACATCTTTTTTAGTGACTACATCATGCACACTTAGCGGAGCTTTTTCGTTTACATCCATTGCAAGTGACAATAAGCCCAAATTATCTGCTATACTTTGCAATAATTCTGTTTGATTAGTATCTGTTACTGTATCAACACTTTTAACAGGTGCCGGGTCTTGATTTTGTGGAGTGAATCCAATAATTATTTGCAATGAATCTGTGGATGACATTGAACTTGTATCATAATTCAATGTCAAGGTTAACCCTGATAATGTCCCTCCCTTTGTAATGTCAGACGGATCGTATATTACAGTAGCAACGCCAGATGTAATGTTAATGATATACATCACATCACTTAATGCCATGCCCAAGTAATCATTACTAAACGTAATGGTCTTTGCTAATGCGTTGAATGTATAATTATTGCCTGATACTACGCCTTTTTGTGCCATTTTTTTTATATTTCCTTTATAATGCTGCGGCCATTGCTAATACAAATGCCTTTGTGACTCCGCCGCCGATATTTGTCAGTCCAGAACCATCTCCGATAAATGACCCGCTTAATTGACCAGTTGCTTTGTTGAATAATAATTGACTACTTCCAGAAGTTGCACCAGAGTCATTGAATTGAATAGATTGATTTGGCCCTGCCGGATTTGCAGATGCAACAATTCCTGTCAAAGCAGAACCATCTCCTATATATGAACCAGAAAATGAACCACTGAAAACTCCCGGAGAGTCTATGTAAGATGCTGTTGCTGCATACGAAGCACTTACACTTGGCCCACCTCCCCCATTCATTGCATACGATGCAGTCAGTGCGTATGATGCTGAAATTACTGATCCAAGCAAAGTTTGTGCAACAGAAGCATAACTTGCACTTAATGCGTAACTGCTTGAAACTACTCCTGTAATTTCACTTCCATTACCTCTTAATGAACCTGATATGCTACCTGATGATATAAATATAGAACCTGATATAGTAATAGAGCCACTTATGGTTTGATTACCTACAAATGTATTTGAACCAGTAGTTGCATAACTTCCAGTTTTTATTTCTATAAGGTTGAACCTTGTATTAGCTGAACCTGTGTAAAGGTTAATGCTTCCTGTTGTTAATTCGATGGAAGCAATCCTACCTAATATAGAACCAGTAGCAAGGTTCAAACTACCAGTAGTCAATTCAATAGAATTTAACCTTTCTATAATAGAACCTGTAACCGTATTCAATGAACCAGTGGTTAATAGAATAGAGTTCACTATATTCTGTATTGAGCCAGTGAAGGTGTTTAGGCTTCCAGTAGTCGCTTCTATTGAAACGAACCTATTGTTAAATGAGCCAGAAAGTGCAGTAAATGACCCGGAAATATCATTTGATATTTGAGCCGATGAACTTATTAAATTAGACGGAAGAGTTACTCCCGAAACATAACTTGCAGAAATGGCATAACTGCTTGAAGCTATACCAGTTAAATTTGCACCATTTCCAAAAAAAGAACCTGAAAATGAGCCAGAATTTATTTGTTGACTTGAACTTACGATTCCAGTCGGAATATTTTGAAGTTGGGAATAAGATATTTGGTTTGAGGCTGATACTATCCCAGTTCCCTTTCTTTCATATCTTAAATCATAACTTCCAGTAAATTGTTCACTACCAGATGCAATTCCACTCGGAACATTGGAAATGCCCAAAAATATAATTTGACCCGATCCTGATACTAAGGTTGGTTTATTTACTATTAAAGAAAAATCTACCTGTTGACTTGAACTTATAAAGCCATTGCTTGAACTTATTATTCCAGAAGGAATGTTAGATATTTGAGTAAATGAAACTTGTTGAGAACTTGAAAAAATACCAGTACCTTTTCGCTCGTACCGAGTATCATAACTTGACGTTAACTGTTCACTACTACTTATAAATCCGTTACTGGAACTTAAAATACCATCTGGAACATTTGAAATTTGATAAAAATTGACTTGGGCAGAAGAAGAAAATAAGGTTTTACTTTCAAAACTCGAAATCCTACTTTGAAATGAACTTGATAAATTAGTAAATGACCCGGAAATATCAATTGCTATTTGATTAGAACTTGAAAGTATATTTGGCGGTATTGTAGCAGTTACGCCAGTTAACCCACTTCCATCTCCGATAAATGAACCTGAAAACGATCCTGTAAAATTTCCATAGGATGTTGTGGGCAAAATACTTCCGACCGTAGCTGCTGCAAACCCGGATTGTGAAGACGGAAAATAAATATAAGTCAAATTTGGACTGTAACCAAAAATCCGTTCAGGAATAACCACTTCATCATCATTTCCCCAAACTGTAATAACTGGATATTTGTTTCCAAGATTGTGTTGAAATGACCATGTAACGTCTGAAACAGGCTGGTTGTGGGTTGCAAAATATCTGGCTTGATTATTCAAATAACTTGCAGTTTCAGCATATGATGCCGAAACAATAGAACCAAGAAGTGTTTGAGCAACTAACGCGTAAGAAGCTGTTACTGCATAACTCGATGAAATTGAACTATTGCTTGAACCTGAAACATATGAAGCAGTTAAAGCATATGAGGCCGAAAAGATTCCCGTTAGACCACTACCATTTCCAAAAAAAGAACCTGAAAATGAGCCGGAATTTATTTGTTGCGAACTTGAAACAGTCCCAGAAGGTAAGTTATTTTTTATTTGTTGACTTGAAGAAATAAATCCATTTGAACTACTTAAAATCCCTACTGGAACGTTAAGTAACTGAGCGTAATTTACTTGCTGTGACGCACTAAATAATCCAGTTCCAAGTCGATGGTAACGAGTATCATAACTTGAAGTTAGTTGTTCGCTTCCACTTACAATATTTGAAGGAATTGAACTAATTTGGTTATAAATAACTTGACCTGAACCTGAAAGTAAAGTTGGTTTATTTATGATCCCCGCAAAATCAACTTGACTCGATGCACTTATAAATCCAGCACTTGAAGAAATTAAACCAGAGGGTAATTGAGCAGACGATGAAAATAAAGTCTTTCCCTCAAACAGTCCAATTCTTGCTTGTAATGAGCTTGAAACGTTTGTAAACGCACCACTAATTTCTGTTTTAAGCGCGTATGAACTGGTAACACTTTCAAGACGTTGAACCTTTGTATCAATAGAAGCTGTAAACGTATAATAGCTTGAAGTAAAGCTATTTGCTAAGAATGATCCAGTATTAAATGAACCTGAAATATCAGCAAAATTCACTTGCTGACTTGAACTAATTAAATTTGCAGGTAATGGTACTCTTGGAGCATAACTGGCCGAAACCGCATAACTTGCGCTTAAAATTGACCCTGTTATTGGTTGGCTTACTGTTAAACTTCCACTTATACTTTGGTTTCCATTAAACTGATTTGAACCAGTGGTTGCAAGTGAACTTGTATTTATGTTCCCCCCCGATCCTGCATTTAATGCAAAACTTGCCGTCAATGCAAAACTTGCAGTTGGTATCGTTGTAGGTTTATTCTGAATAAAATTATAATCTACCTGAGCAGATGAACTAAAAAATCCATTAGATGATGAAAGAATGCCAGTTCCTTTTCTTTCATATCGTGAATCATAACTTCCAGAAAGTTGATCACTACCTGACACAATATTACTCGGAACGTTTACAATTTCTAAGTATGAAATTTGTCCTGAGCTTGATACTAAGGTTGGTTTATTTGATATTAAAGAAAAATGTACTTGCTGACTACTTGAAATAAAACCATTACTTGAACTTAAAATTCCAACCGGAATACCAGTTATTTGAGAATATTGTATTTGTGAAGAACCTGATAATAAGGTTTTATTTTCAAATATACCTATTCTACTTGCAAGGGAACTTGAAGTTGACGTAAATGCTCCGCTAATTTCAGTTTTAACAGCAAATGAACTGGTCGCCTGTTCTAACCTTCGAATTTTTTCATCTGTAGAACCAGTATATGAAATGAAACTTTGAGCAGTTGCAAAACTTGAAGTCTGTGAATTGTTTATAAACGATGCGGTAGAATCGTTTCTAACATACGAGGATGTCGCCTGTTCAATTATTTGCAGCCGTTGGTTAGTAGAACTTGTAAAATTAAATAAAGGCGTTAGAGTTGAAATTTGAGCGTAAGAAGATGTTTGTTGTTCCAATCTTCCTATCTTCGTATCTGTTGAACTTGAATACGGATAAAATTCGGTTTTAAGTACAAAGGTTTGACTTGAACTTAAAATGCCAGCCGGGACGTTTTGAATTGAATTATAATCAACTTGTTGGGATGATGAAAATAAAGTTTTATTTTCAAATACAAAAATCCTTCCAGCAAATGAACTGGAAAGATTGGTAAATGAACCAGAAATATCACTTGAAATTTGTTGACTTGATGATATAAGATTTGAACCTTGTAACTCATATCTTAAATCAAAACTTCCGCTTAATTGGTCTGAACCGGATACTACATTTGACGGTAAAACAAATTCACCTCCGTCATTACCCTTTGGCCCCTGTGGTCCCGGTTCAAATAAATAAATAATTTCAGGTTCATTTTCAGGAATAACATTTACTTCCGTAGATGATTGTTCATATACGTTTATTTGAATGTTATCTTGGTCAAAAATATAAACCTTTTCATTAGCCAACGTTAGTCACCTCTTTAATGACTTTTACCTTTCCACTTAAAAGTTCTTTAACATATTGAGTTTGACCACTTCCACTATAAAATTCAATATCAATAAATGCAGTATCAAAATTAAACATTGAACTTGAAAACGCACTAATTTTCATTCCAACACTTCCGCTTGAACGTGGTAAAACAACAGATGCCGATGTAGGAGTCATGTTAAACCCCGTTCCATCAGGCTGGATACTTGAACTAAGAGTGCAATAAACAATGGAGGAACCCGGTTGAGGTCTAATTTGCGCCCGGACCTCATAACCAGTAAAGTCAAAAGGTTGAGCAGGAGACCCGGTCTTATACTCGAATCTCCGCTCAAAAGTTTTACCTTGCTTGATTATAAAGGTGTATAATGACAATTAACAATCCTCTGATTCTGGATAAATATTGTATTTTAAATATTCATATGCTTGTTCGTAAATATTACCGTTATCTGCTAAATTGAAATCGAATCTAAATTCAAACCAATTTAACGGACTAACCCGGTTTTGACGCGCAATTTCATCCCCGTAAACAAAAACATTGGCTCTGTTTTCCAACCTTGTTGTCCACCGGGTAATTACATCTTCACTATCTAAAAGTGGTTCCAAATAATCGTAATCAACGTTAGCAGTCGTAATAACTGAAATTCGTAAATACGCTTCCTCTAAAATAGTTTTATCTGGAAGTTCAAAATTTTTAACTTTTAAGGCCATTATTCCTCAGTGGTTTCTTTTTTGGTTAATTTTTTAACTACTGGTTTTTCAACAACGGGTTCAACAGGAACTTCAACTACTTTCAAAGGTTCTGAAATTTCTACTACTTTTTTAACAGGAACCTCAACGGTTGTTGGGTTCGGTTGTTGATGTGCTTTCCATTTTGAGTTTTGGTTGTTTCTTGACATTTATTTTTCCTCGTTTTATTTTAAAAGTTCCAATAACTCAAACACTGCTTCGTGTCGGTGATTATGTTTAAGTTCATGTATAAATACAAAATTACTTTGCTTTAATTTTTCAATTTCCCAAATTGCACTATCTTGCTTAACCTTCAAGTCAATTTGTTGTTCATCACCGCAAAAAATCATCATACTTCCTTTACCTAACCTTCCAATGCACATTTTTAATTGTGACTTAGAAAGATTTTGAAATTCGTCTACGATACACACGGCATTATCAAAAGTTCTGCCCCGAAAGTAGCTCAACGGAACAATTTCAATAATATCATCCCGTTCCAGTTGTTCCAACTTTTCCTTTTTATTATAAACCTTTCTAAAATTATCTCTAATCGGAACTAACCACGGGTCCATCTTTTCTTGAATTGTTCCGGGCAAAAACCCATTATCTTCCGTCGAAACCGTAGGTCGGGTTATTACAATTTTAGAAATATTTTTTTTGAATAACTGGTCCAACGAAATAGCCGTGGCCGTCAACGTTTTACCGCTTCCAGCATTTCCTAATAAAAAAGAAAACGGATGAGATAAAATTCCTTCTTTTGCTTCCTTTTGTTCATCAATTAACTGAATATCATATTTGATATTCTTTTCTCTATCGTCTCTATTCAAATCAAATCCCTTTTTATTATTTTACATATAAATATCCTAACTTCTAACAAAAAAACCTGCACCCACTTTACAGCAGATACAGGCTCAAATTGAACAAATATTAAGACAGTATTATTTTACAAGTTTATCAATTCTGCTCCGAATTTCGGTCAATGAAGTTTGATTGTAAAATTTTCCATCCTCATAAATGGTTTGGAGAAGTCCAGTTGATTCTTGAAGCCAAGTCTGTTCAGTAAAACATTTAATTTCTGGTGAATCTTGGTCATAATCATCAATGTAATCAACTCTCAATAAACCTTTCAAACTCTTTTTTGTACCATCATCAGTTACTGGGTCTTTGTAAATTGAATATTCAGTTTTAGTACCATCTTCATTTTTAATTTCGAACCATGCACCCTTGGCGGCAAATCCGAAAGTATCTCTCGTGTTCATTTGATATGTGAAACTTCCAACTCCGAGAACGATATTTGTTGCAGCAAATCCTTTTGCGGCCAATCTTTCATAAATTTGAACTTGACGGTCAATTGTGATTGAATCGCCGTAAATACAACCGATATGCGGGTCAAGAACTTTATAACCTTGCTCATTTACGGTTCCGCCAAAAATGTCCCAAAGGAGTTCGATTACGCCTTTGTGGGCAGATGTATGATCAATTTTAAATTCACAATCAACATCTTTACATTCACCACAAATAATATCAACCGGATCTCCACTGTCAGGACGAATAACCAATTTACCATCGCGTGAAAGAATTTGTTCTTTCAAGTTTGGTAAAATTTCAGTTATAACTGACCACAGATCGAATGAATCCGAAACTAAACTGACCATTCCTGTTGGAAAGGTTTCTGTTATCATTCGTTTAACAAAATTGAATTCACCTTTTACGGTATTTTTTCGAGTTTTTTTAATTATTTTAGTTGTCATTACAGAATGTTTTTAATTATTTTTTAGATACTTATATTTAAAGGAGAAAAAAATATGTATTATATTTACAAAATCACCAATTTACTAAATTCCAAAATTTATATTGGATATCATTATTCGTTAAATATTGAAACTGACCCATATATGGGTTCCGGAAAATTAATAATGAAGGCAATTAAGAAATATGGTAAACATAATTTTAAACGTGAAATTTTATTTTCTGTTGAAACTATTCAAGAAGCACTTCAAAAAGAACGAGAATTAGTTGATTTCGAATTCGTCCAAGATAGGTCAACATATAATTGTACTTTGGGTGGAAAGGGCGGATTTCCATTTTATTCTCAAAACGGATTCAGTCATAATAAAGATAAAATTTCGTTATTTGATCCGATAAAATGCAAAGTCAAATATGTTAATTTTAATGAAGTTGAAAAATATACCAGTTTAGGTTTCATCATTGGGTCAGGTCGTAAGGATCATGCGCCAGTTTTTAACTTAATTAATAATAAATTTGAATATGTTCCCAAAAATTCAATTCCCGAATTAATAAAAACTGGGAATTTTTCAGTAAAAAATACAACAAGCGATAAAATAGTAGTTCATCATAATGAAACTAAGCAACTCAAATATATAAATCCAAATGATTTGGAATGGTATTTGAGTAACGGTTATTCAAAGGGAAATGTTAAATCGGGAATCAATCTTGGTAGAACATACGTTTATAATGAACGATTAAAAAAACACAAACGAATTCTGACTCACGAATTAGATAAGTTTTTAACTGAAAATCCGGATTACGAAATTAAACGTAAGCCTAAACCAACTAAATTAGTAAATGTTTATAATCCAGAAACCGATGTCGAAAAACATATAAATGTGTTAGAAGAATCAGTCGAATCATATCTAAATATTGGTTATAAATTAGGAAGCAGGTCAACATATCGAATTAAACCTGAAAAACCCAAATCAATCAATGCTTGGATTTATAACCCAAATACATTAAAAAATAAAAAAATACTTAGAATTGATATGGAAAAATATATTTTAGATGGTTGGATTGAAGGGCATTATAAAGCAGGAGCATCAACTTCAATTTCGGAAACCACATTTCCGTCATCATCGTAAGTTACTTGAACATAATATTCTTCTTCAAACAATAAAATATTCCCGGTTGCGCAGGAATGCTCGGAAGCCGGAATCGAATTAATACAAACTTCATTTTGAGGTTCGTTATAATAATATCTTGCAGCAGGAATTACTGGCAACGTATCCGAACCTCTAAAACTTGTTGCATGACCTAACCCGGATGCGATCATATCGTGAGGATTCAAACCTCGTGCTGAAAAGTCATGACAAAGAAACGGAATCAAAAATGATTGATTTGGATCAGTTTTTTTAACCCATTTTTCAACATTACGACGATATTGTAGCGCAATGGTTGCTGATGTACTTGGTTTCCATGCTAAACTTGAAACCAACGTTTCCAAATATAAAGTCAACCACGCAAACCCGTCAACTGTATTGACAAAGGTCATATGCGGGATATTCGGATTTGTTTCAATTCCTTCTGGCAACGATTTGACTCGAATGGGCAAATACCCAAGTTCGTGAAGTTGTCTGAAATGTGAACCATCAAAAGGTAAACCTAAATAAAGGTTCATATCAGAAACAAAAACTTGTGCATCTTGCCAACTCAATTCAAAGAAGTTTTCTTGAAATTGGTCGTGAATATACTTCCAAGTCATTTGCTGCCCAAAGGAAACTATTTTTGAAACTCCTTTCGGAGCGTGTTTGGTACTTCTCGGAATCCAAGTTCCGTACAATCGAGTTGTACCTTTGGCAAGCATTTCTTTGTGAGACGTTTTGTATCCGTCGGTCAAATAAAGTGAATTAATTTTAAAACTCATGTTTTTATTATTTTAGTTTAAATTATTTCGTAAGTTTGTTCAAAAATATCCTTTTTACAAGGATAATATTCGCCCTTAATGCCTCGAATTATCACGTCATCACTCGAAACTGAATATGACGCCCCTTCAAGCGTTTTAACTGAAAATTCTTCTGTGTGAATATTATATTTGAAATGTTGGTAAAAATTTTGACCAAATGAAGTTACCCATTCAAATATTTCGCTCAAATTTATTGGTGTTTCAACTTGAATGTAATCAATTATTACTGGTTTTTTCTGTGCTTTCATACTAAAATTAGTTTATTGGTTAATATTGATGATGTTTGTTTTATGACGTTATGTTGAAATGGTTGATAAAATTTCCATTCAAACGATTTATATTCCAAAATTGAAAAACCGTATTCTTGCAATTTCAGAATATCCTGTTTTGTAAACCATTGGTATAAATGTTCAAGTGAATCTGCTACTGACAAATAACCAACAATTTCAGGATCATAAGGCATTTCAAGTTTCGAGTTAGTACAAAAATCAAACTTTGAATGAATCAATCCGGTGAAATTACCATTTTTGTCATACCATAAACCTTCGTTTGTATCAGTACCAATTCGATAAAAAAGTTTAGTCATATTTTTATTTTTAAAATCCCAATGAACCGGGATACGATGAACGTTCACTTTGAAGTTTTCCTCGTTGATGATATAATGCAGTTTCCAACATTTCCAATGCTTCATTTAAACCTGCCCGGTCATCCAAGTAAATATTTGCATAAACTTTTGAACCTGTATTTCCGTAAGGTAAATCAATTGGAGTTTGGTTGATATGAACTTCTGGAATACCATTTCGTTTAAATTCATTTTGAATAAATTCGTAACGATCTGGATTGCAACTTGTATGACAAACGATATATGCACCCGTTTGATAACATTGATTTAGAAGATTCCAAACTCGAACATAAAATTGATTATCCTCAATTTCATTAAATTTGAAGGGGGAAATAGTGTCGTCAAAATCAACGGCAATGATTATTTTACCGTATTGTGACCATTCGTCAATTAACCTTTTTTGAAATTTATTCATTTAATAGCGAGTTTATTTTATCAAATATTACTAACCAAATCTTTTCTTTATATTCAACATCATTTTTAAATATAAAAAATGCAACTACTGTGTATTCAAATGATGATTGATACACATAATCCAAAAAATCTTGTACTGTGCTATCGGCTGGACACGTCTTAGAATAATTTCCAACAAAGGTTCTACATTCCGACTCGATATGTTTATAATGTTCAATTAACTGTATTTGAATTTTAAGTGGAACTTGATTTAAATCTATCATTTCTAATAAACATTTATAACATGAAACCTATCTGAAATTCCAGACAAATCAAATTCTCGATATGAATTTGTGGTGTAAATTTCATCAATCCCTTCCAAGGTTAGACCATTGGAAAAAATACCATGCGTGACCATCAAAATTACTTTACTGGCTCCTAAGTCTTTCAATTTGTTTGCAAGTTGAACAAACGTTCTACCACCATCACAAATATCATCCACAATGACACATTCTTTACCATTTACATCGCCATGAAAAACAGTATCGATTTTACCATCAAATCTAACCTTTGAACCAGTTATAAGTGGGACATTCAATTGTTCTGAAATTTTAAACAACTTTTTAAACGCTCCTGCATCCGGACTTATCAAAGTTTTATTTTCCCAAAAATGGGTAGGATTTTTAATCCAACTCAACCAACCAGTTAACGCATCCAACGGAATGCAGTTTTCAACAAGTGCTGGTAAAACATCCGAATGTGGATCAAGTACAAAAACTTTATCAAATTTACAAGAATTAATATCTTGCGCAACCAATTTCAAATCAAAACTTTGGTATTCCTGAAATTTACGATCCGATCTTGCTGCAAGAATATATGGGCAATAAAGTTCAACATACTGAACATTTGCATCTCTTAAAACTTGATTAACTGCTCGAATTTTATACAAGTCTTCGTATGACGACATTCGACTTATAATTCGATATGGTTCAACAGAATAAATAAACGGAAATGAAGCATTTACTTGACCATCCGGAAATTTTGAAATTTTGAATATATGGTCACTTTTTTCTGGAAAAACTAAATTAATGTATTTCATTTGTTTAAGAATTATCACCGCTAAATTGCGAGGCTATATATGATTGGAATTTTTGCCAGTTTTCTTCTGAACCGAACTTTGCAAACTTGGTTTCTTGTTCAACTTCAAACATTGCAAGACCTAAACCGTCTTCACCATATTGATTTCGGGTTCCTTTAATAACAAATAAATTTGCATGACACATTCCAATTTTAATATCATCTTTATCAATATACATTTGGCGATATTCCAAAGGTTCCTTTTGATAGGAGAAAAAGGCACGAGTAAATTCTTTATTTGAAATTTCTCGCCACGATTCAGGATAGGTATTAAATTTGTTCATTTTTTCAATTTATCAAAATATTCTTTAAATTCTTTTTCAGCAGATTCATTTTGAAAAATAATTTTACCAAGCAAGTCGCCTAAATATTCCGCGTCAGTATCGGGAACTTTTTTAGTAAGTTCAATGTATTCTTCAACCGAACATTCGATAATACTGGCGCACATTTCATCAAGTAAATCAAACATAATTTTAAACGTTTTAAAATGCCCTATAATCGACTTTCTTTATCTATAAGTACCTAACTTCAACAAATAAAAAAGAATTGATTAGAGGGCGAAATTTAGGCTTTGACTTGAAAATAATCTTTGATTGAAACCGAATTCCAATCTGCTTTATCGTTAGAACGAGAAGATGGAGAAAAATAACCATCAACTGCATTGATATAGAATGAATGTTCACCTTGGTTAAATTCACTCCATTTATCGTTTGAAAAGAATCTGTTAATATTCAATTGGTCAAGTGCAAGGTTATCAAATGAAACTACGTCGAAGGTATCAAATAATTTTCTAACATTCCGATACCATTCTTTATGACTTCGAGTTGTCAAATCGACCTTACCTTCGTTGAAACCAAAATTCTTTTCTCCGAGAACCAAAACCTTTTTGACTCCGCGTTCTGCCAGTGTAAGAATGTCCTGAACTGAATCAATTCCAGCAATTACGTGAAAGACAGTATTTTCATAATTCAAAAATTCTTTTGGAATATTCCATTTAAGACTTGAACGATACGAAATTCCAAGTCCTTTAATAACTTTAAATTTAATTAATGTCATCAATGGGAACCTATATTTGTAAATATGACCTTGATTCACGGTTAAATTACAAATAAACCTTTTGCCAAATGACGCCCAATTTAAAAAGTTACACAATTCACCCGTAATTTCATTTCCTCCAATTGCCAATTCAATTCCAGCAGGTAAATCTTTTAATTTATCTTTAAGAATTTCATAATCACATTCACCTCCGTCAGTCCTTGCACTTTCATGACAAAAGGAACAAAAGGCGGAATTGATTTTAGGATTAAAACCAAATGAACAACGATTTGAAACCCGAATGTCAATATTTAAAGGCCAATCTAATTTCAACTGATCTTCAAACTCAATTATGCGTGTCCCATCGTTATAAATGGTTATTTCAGCGTTACCGTTTTTAAAGTTCATTGATCGAAAATTTTACCGCTTGGGCGGTTTTTTTATAAAATTCTCTTGCAAGTTTTTCACGTTCTTGATACGGCATTTTGCCGGCAGGTTGCAAATAATCGTCTGTAACGAAATAAATAATTCCATTTTCAATATCAGCAGGAAGGCGATATGAAGAATAATAGAGCCATTGCTTTGTATTCCTATTTATTTGTGCATAAAACCCATTATCATCGTCAAATACACCATTATTGTAATATACGCCACCGATTAATGATTCCAATCCATTTTCAATTTCTTCACTGGAAGGGAAGGTTAAAAACTTGGTGGTTTTTTTAAATCCATCAATTACCAATTCCCATTTATATATAGGTTGGATCATTTTCCCGTCCTTATATTCGGGAACATGATAAAAGGTTGGATCAGGAGAAGAATTATCATTTCCCCCGAACAGCCATGAATTTTTATTGAATATGAAATCCTTTAACCCGTCATAATCAGTCGGACAGGTTCCCACAGAATTATGATTGATGTAACTTGTTTCGCCTATAACGTTAAAGATAACTTCTTCACATCCGGTTTGATCCTTGATTACTTGGATTAATGTTTCCCTAAATGAATCATTATACATTGATGCTACGGCGGCATAATTTGCCTTTTCGAATGCATCATTCTCTTTAAACCATTCCCAACCAAATTCACCACCAGTTAAAGTAATGATTCCGTTTTGATCCGGATAAATGGTATCGAGTAGAAATTGTTTACCAGTATCCTTACCCAAAGAAATTGAATGACACGAACTTGAGTTTGTTTCAAAAACTTTTTCTCGAATTAATCTTTTTATCATTTATTTATTTTTTAATAGTTTACAGTTCCAATGTCATTGTTTCAAGTTCATTTAAACAAACAAACCTTGTTCCATTTATTTGAACGTCCTTTGATCGGTGATGATGGCCAAAAACCCAAAGTTGAGGTTGGTGTTCTTGAAACATCATTTCTAACATAGTTCTGGTTTGTGATTTTTCGGGATAACCAAAAAGTTTTTCCATAACCGACTGCGGACAATCGTGGGAAACGACAATTTCAGGTTTAACCTTAATATATTCGTCAAACGCTTCAAGTTGTTCTGAATACGAAAGTTCTTCATTTGCGAACCAATCCAAACCTTCAATTCGAATATGTTTATCGATTGATTCGGCTCCGCGAACCATAAAAATTGAATAATATTCAATTTCATCATAATCACCAATATACGGAAATGAATATCTATCTGGGATATAATCATGATTTCCCGGAACAATATAATGAGTACCATCAAATGTTTGCTTCTTCAACCAGTTGAATTCAGGTTCGAATCCAACATCACCTACACAAATGCTAAATTCACATTTGTCAACAATTTTTTTATATTCATGAACCTTGCCATGAACGTCGCCTATGAAGGTTATCTTACTCATAAAAGTTTTTTATTTGAATATCTGTTACGTTTGTTATAACTTCGCCAGTTTCCTGATTTTGAATTGTATATTCCCAAACGTAATCATCATATTGTAGATGAATATGGTCACGGTCAATGATAACCCATTTATCGGGATGAAACTGGCAATGTGTCCAATCCCATTTCCTATATGCAACAATATCTCCGATTTCGAACATGGTAATTCATTTTTTAAAGTGAAATACCCAATACGGGTAACCATTTGAAACGTTACAACCTTCCTCAACTGCAATTAGTTGAAGTTCAGGTTCGTCAAAATAACGTTGCAAGAATTTTTCAATCAACTTGGGAGTTCTTTTTGAGGTGTTGAACAATTGCCCGCTATCCCCAAATATTTCTTGACAGGAATCGTGAAATTTTTCCCAACCCCAGTGCATCATCCGATCCGAATAAACTGAAGTCATACCGTCAACATTGTCTCGTAGACGATGAATAATGTGAGCGTCGTATGAATACGGGTATTCATATTTTGATCTTTTGACTGGCTGGTCAAAAACGTTCACATCAAATGAAAAGTAACTATTTATGTTTATCATAGATATTTTTCTGGTATTGAGTTAAAAGTTCGACAAATAAACGGAGGTTCTTGCAAAATCGTTTCATTAACTTGAATATTTGCAATAATCCAACCAAGGGAACGCATTATTCCCAAAGAACCAATCGCTGCTTGATAATCATATTTATAAACAATTAGCGAGCGATTGGATATCAGGTAAATAAAGGTTAGTATTATGGTCATGTTTCAAAAATTTTATACACAAAAGTAGGTGCATTTTTTGAACCTACCAAATGTTTTTTGAACATTAACAAGTTGTTAACTTATTTTTTTCGTTTTGGTTTGGACATCTTATTTTTACTTTCTTCTGAATGTTGTCTGCCACTCATCGAATTCAACCCATTTCTTGAATTGTGTCCCGAAATAAATTCTCGATAATATGGCGAATAACTTAAAATTCCAACTTCAATTCCGCAGCCGCATTTACATTTTGGTATTTGCCCATTAAATAAATATTGAATTACATAATCAAGTTTTTTCAAATTATGCTGGTTCAATACATGAACTGATAAGTGCTTTTCGCCTCTACATTCGAATCCACAAATTTTACAAGTAAAATCTCCGACAGACTTGTTTTTTATTTCAAGTTCTTTTAATTTAGATGGACGATATTCTCCAAATTTTGAAACATATTCATCAACAGTCATCTCATGGTTACGAATAAAATGAGATGCAATTCCGACAATTGAATATGAATTTCTGCATATTTGACATTTAACGTCCGAAATATTTCGCGTAGTTTCTTTGCGTTTTCTTCTACGTTTGGGCTTGTTTATGATTTCGTGAGAGCGTTCGTTTGGTTCATCCTTATTTACAATTGAATTTCTTTCAAACCTCTTTTCATATTTTAACGAACCACAATCCCAAATTCGATCAAAGCCCAAATTTACCATATTTTGCCATTCACTTTCATTTTTATCTGCATCGGGGAACCTTTCAATAATTCGATGTTTTGTAAAATTAAAACGGTGATGACGTTTCATAGGTTCGACCAAATACCAATAATTAGGCGAACCTTTTGAAGTCAATGTGAACTTCAATTCATCATATAATGAATTTTTGAACGATGGTGTCCATCGTCGATCTGCAAACGAAGTTATGTTATTGGGGTTAAAGTTAATTTCAAAATATTTTAATAGTTTACTTGCACCGCCAATTACGTTAAAATTTAACTTGTTGCAAAATCGTAACAATTCCCAATCGTTTTCAGACTTAATTTTATTTCCAGTTGAGTTTCTAACTTTTGAAAATGTCATCAATGACACGAGTTCGTCATTCGAATAAAGTCCTAACCGAACAGGCATATTTGAGTTCGATCCCTGTAAATGATTTACATTTAAAAAGGTTTTTGCTTCTTGATACGAGACTTCTCTTAAATTACACTTTCGCGCATACACAACATTTTCAGTTTTCTTTACAAGATTTTTCAGCCTACTTGAAACAATTTCACGTTTATTAACCCATTCATCTTCAAATATATGAATTAACTGAATACCATTTTGTTCACATTTTTTTGTTTTATTTAAATGATACATTTCAGTTTTTTCGCCCCCAAGTTCAGAATGAAAATAAAGACCATTAAACTCGATAGCCAGTTTGAATTCGGGTAAATATAAATCTATATCCATACTTAGCATAGATTTATTATTGGTAACTACTTCAATTCCCAACGCATTGAAAAACTCACAAAGTTCATCTTCGTATTTCGACCGGGATAATTTTGATTGCATCTTATCATTTTGATAATAAATTTCGGACATTCTTTTGCGGAACGCTTTTGAAGAAATAGAATCCTTACCGTACTTTAATTTATATTCAACTTCGGTCATTCCGTGCGTTTTCAAATGCGAATTATTAATTCTTGACATAAATTCCCCACACACCATACACTGAACTCGATTTTCGGGCGATTCGTTAATTTTAACTTTTTTCTGAGCCTTGATTAACTGATTTGGCCACAATATCGAATCATCTGGAAACTGTTCTACATGAGTTACTTTATCAATTGTGTGTCGAGTTAATAAATGTTTTGCAACCCAGCCACCATTATCTACACCATTTAACGTTTTACCTGACCAATCACAATGCGGACAATTCCATCGCCGATCATTGTTTTTTGGATTGTCAACGATCTCCCAATCATTAATGTTAAATTCTTTATTTAAAGTTTTTTCCGAATATTTTAACAATGCTCCGGCTCGAAGCCCTCCAAGACTAAATTCTTTACCGTCAATTTTGCTTTTGTAAATTTTGGTATTATCAAAAACTTCTTTTGGTTGTTGACCCTGTGACTTTGATTTACATTCAATAGAGCAAAATTGAGTTTGCTTTTTAGTTAATTCTTTGTTACAAATTTTACAATTCATATTTTAATGTTTTTACAAAGATATGTATAATATTTCAATTTTCAAAATTGTTTAACATCTCAATAACAAAAAAGGCTTAACCCAAATTAATGAGTTAAGCCAATTTTAAAACCAGTTAATTATCAAAAATTAAAGGGTGTTCAATCCTTCGACATATAATTTACCGTAAAATTCGGGACGAGTTACACCTTTTGCGTACCTCGTCATTACCCCTTTTCTCGGTGTAAAGTTGTCTGGGTCAAGAATTGTTGGGGTCATAATCAAAGGAATATAAGGCGAGTAGTAGGCCCCCGTCTCGAGCCACTGCGAACCGCGATAACCCATCAAAATCAAATTCTCTTTCATGTATGGGTTTTTGTAAACTTGGAAACGGTTATTCAACGCACCAATTTTTTGAACACCCATTGAGAATTTCGCTTGGTTACCATCAGTATCGGCAGCATATCCCGGAATAGATTCCAAAATAGTTGCAACTAACGGAGAACAAACCAAGAAGTTTGCGCCACCGCGAACAGTTGCTTGGTGGATTCTATTTGACATTTTCTGGATTTTAGTTCCAAGTGTTTGGAACCAAGTTCCTTGCGTGTAGGCTGTCAAGTTGGCAGTAATTGGGTTAAATGAAGAACCGTTATATTCATAACCAATACGGGTAGACCAGTAATCGGTATGTGCGCTCGGTGCTTCTGAAACCAACATATCCAAGATTTCGAGGTCAATTTCCTGAGAAATATATTCGCCCAAGATACCAGTCAATTCAGCCTCAGCGTCAATGTTCTGGTATGCATTCAAGTCTTGTGCAAATTCAGGAGTCCATTTTGCTTTCAACTTACGAGTTTTAGCAACAATTGGATCTTGACGCAATTCAAGGCTCAATTCTGGAATATCCAAATCAGTATCAATGTTTGAACCAGCTTGAGTTTTACCTGCTTCAAAGTCACCTCTGGTAATTGAAGTTGGTTGTTTGTGATAATTTACAACAATCCGGTCAGCTGCAGCAAGGGCTGCGCCCGACACAATGAACGTTACCGTTCCAGCGTCTTTATTGTACTTAGTAAATTCGTTATAAATATCATACACCAAATTATTGGTTGTATTTGATAATGTAAACGCACGAACGCCTACTGTATCGAACCCGCTAATAGATGCGGTCGAAACGGTAATTTTGTGTAATCTGGACGTGGTATTTACCAAAATTGACTGCGAAAATTCAGAACTGAAATTATAATCAATTGCAGAAACCGATCCAGTCACAAATTGAGTCGAACTCACTGCGCCCGCGACACCCAATGCAGAACTTGAATAATCATTAATAGTGTAACCAAAACGTCCGGGACCATAAAGACCCTCACTCGGAGTAGACCATCCGTAAGAAGCACCTGTTCCTTTGGCGGGATCACTTACGCCGAAAACACTATCATTTTGAGAATCTTTCCCAGAATTGGTATTAAATCCGGGCTGTCCAGTTCCGTATTTAACATCCAACCAGAATACAAGACCAGAAGGCATATTCATTGGCTGAACGGAAACGAAGTCTTTTGCACTCACTTCCGCAAAAATACGGCGGATCAAGGGAAGAGCAATGCCCGACCATTCTTCCGAACCTGCTACGGTTCCAGTTTGGTTTGCTTCTGTTACTAATTGGCGCGCTTGATTTTCCAAGAGTTGCGCCATATTTCCTTTTTCTGCGCCGCGCAAACCTTCCAACAAGCCCGTCTTTTCCCACTTACGGGTCAGCATTTGTGCTTGTTTACGTTGGTTTGCATACGCATCTTTTGGTAGCAAATCGCTAATATTCATTTATTCATTTTCTCCTATTTTTTTGTTTAAATTAACCTTTAAAGGTTGTTTAGTCATCTAATCTTTTAATGTTTGCCAAACGTTGCATTCTATCAACCAAACCTTCATTTACAATGTTTCCTTGACGGGAAGGATTGATCTGTCTAACATTTTTTGATGCAAAACCTTCTGTCATTCTGGTCTTGGTTGATTTTTTGTTAAACGCTTCACAAACAGTGGTATAAACTAATTCAACTTCACGGACCGAACCTGCGCGGTCAAAACTGTTAAGAATTCTTTCGCGCTGACCTTCTGTCAAATCAAATTTACGCAATACTTTGGTATTATACATAAGTTTTGAATTTAATAGATTAACTTCGTTAAGAACCTTTTTATAAGTTACATTTGCACGTAAACTTTCATTCAGTTGTTTTTGCAGTTTTTTCAATTGTGATCTAAGTTTTGCGTTTTCATTGCGAAGTCTACGACGTTCCAAGAATTGCGGTCCGGAAGGAGGATTTTCAGTGAATGCAGAACCATCTTCGTGATTTTCACCCATGTCAAGATCATCGCCAAGCCCATCCATTTCAAATACACGAGAAAGTGCTTCTTCAAGTTCTTCTTCGTCATAACTTTCACCGATAGGGTCTTGCCAATCTTCTTCTTCACCTTCTTCAAGTTCTTCACCGTCAAATTCTTCGTCCAACTCCATTTCATCGTCACTTTCAAATACACGAGAAAGTGCTTCTTCAAGTTCTTCTTCATCATATTCCATGACCGGTTCATCGTCGTCCATTCCGTCAAGTTCACGCATTAAAGATTCCATTTCCATTTCATCTTCATCTGCTACTGGTTCAGATTCTTCGTCACCGCCGTCATCAAACGTATCAAAACCCATTGCCATATCTTCACCACCTTCTTCTTGGCCGCCGGAAAAATTCAAGTCAATGTCAACTTCTCCGTCTTCATCTTCTTCTTGAATTCGGGTTGAAACCAAACGTTGTAAAGTTGGGGTGAATGTTTCTTCCAATGCGATTTTTGCGTTTGCGACTGCGG